TCTTGCCGGGGCTGCCGCTGCCGTTGGCGCGGATCAGCTTCTCCCGCTCGATGAGAAACCAGCGCTGGTCCGCCCCGGTGAGCTCTACCCGGATCTCGGCGGTGTGGCCGTCGGGCAGGTCGATCGTCTCGGGCATTCGCCTTCGCTTTCGTGTTCGCTTGCGTTTACGTTTCGGCATGCAGGGCGGGTGACGGGACGCTAGAAGGTCGCGACCGCGTTGGTGAGCGCGATCTGGGCGGGCGTGTACCCGCCGCTGTTCCCCGCCAGGGCGGTGCTGGGCAGCAGCGAACCGCTGACCTCCCACCCCCACATGGTCTTCTGCGGCTTGAGGTCAGACGACTTGAACGCCGCGAGCCCCGCGTTGATGTTCATGGCGACCTGGGAGGCTCCGCTGAGGCCGTTGGTGACCGCCCACACGAGCGCGGGCTGGGTGTTGTTCAGCATCGTGGTCAGCGGACCCTGGTCGACCACGGCGTCATAAGTGAGCTTGAACGTGGATTCCAGGGGGCCGCGGCTGAGGCAGTACGGCGACTGCTGCCCGTCCGCCGCGGACACCACGTCCATCTCCCGCGTGAATGTCGCGGACCATTCAACGACGTTCGGGGTGGCGACGGTGGCGATGGTGTTCGTGGACTGCCACGACGGCCACAGCTGAACGCTGGAGAACGCGGCGGTGATGGGCGCGGCCGGGTGGGTCATCGACCAGCTGGTGATCTTCCCGGACCAGCTGACCATCCCGGACTTCTTGCCGGTGATCGTGATCTCCGAGACACAGGAGTACAGGTACTGGTCAGCCAGGTTGCCGCCTGATCCGGCGAGCGTGGTCCGGTGGGCGATCGTGTGGGTGGGCGGCTGGCAGCCGGTCAGCCCGGTCGAGGAGTTCACGTTGAGCGCCGTGAACGTGTGGCTGAACGGGGCGATGACCGGCTGGATGGTCACGCCGCTGAGGTGATTGAACCGGATCGGCGTCGAGGCGCTCGGGACGACAGAGGTCGTCGTGGAGCCGGTGCCGACCTTGATCACCTCGGAGTTCAGCGCCGAGTCGATCTGCGCGAACGTCCCGGCGGCGGCGACCGCCCCTGTCGACACGGGGCACGCGGACTCGCCCGGCGTCAGCGCGGCGGTGGTCGTCCACGGGGTGCCGCTGGAAGTCCCGGTGGACACCAGGTCACCGAACATGTTCAGGAGAACGTGCCCGAAGGTGTCCCCGAACACGGGGGACTCGGGGACGGTGTGCTCGGCCCACAGGGGGCCCATCTGCTCGTTGTAGACCTTGACGGGCGCACCGCGCATGGCGGTGTCATCGATCCACGTGGGCTTGTTGGACGGCTCGAACGTCCCCGTGGGGATGCACACGAAGTTCGTGCCGGCGGTTGCGGGTGCCGTGATCTCCTTCGCCATCGCCCAGAAGGACGTAGCGACCATGGGCACATTGACCGGAGGGGTAAGCGGCATGGGCTCGCTCCGTTTCGGGACATGAAGAAAGCCCGCAGCGGTCAGCTACGGGCCGGGATGGCGGGGGGAGATCAGGACGCGGGCTTGCCCTTGCCGCGGATCGCGCCGATCGTGGTGTCGGCCAAGGACTTCGCCGCCGAGTCGATCTCGGTGAGATCGGCATTCAGCCCCGCCGCGAGACCGGACGACGCTGGCTCGGCGGCGTCCTTCTCCGGCTTCTCGCCGTCGTCATACGGGAGCCAGTCGGCGTCCAGCGGCTCGTCCAGCTCAAGCACAGCGCCTGGCTTCACGGTGCCTACCGGGGATCCGTCGTGGGCATCCTTGGACTGCGCGTAGGTCCGGTCGGTGAGGCCGGTGAACTCGAAGTCAGGCATGCGGCCTCCAGGCGGCGAGGGACGTGAGGTGGGACGATGGGCGGATGCACGAAACGCGCAGCACAGGCAGGCGGGTATGCCGGACTCATGGCGGGGCGAGCGGAGTTCACGAGAACGGCTCAGGACCGTGCGAGTGGGTGCCGACAAGCAGCGAGGGGCCGGTGGAGTGGCTGCGGTTCCAGGTCGAGATAGAAAGGCTTGCCGCCGTCGCCGCATGCAGACATGCCAGCCGCCCGCCCGCATGGGTGGTATACGGCTATCCGCAGCCGGGAGTGATGATCAGCCGCGACATCGACGGCCAGCCGGTCGTTTTCAAGGGCGACGGACCTAGCGAGACCGAGGCCGCGCACATCGCCTTGCATGGCCCGCGTGATGCCATCGCGGATTGCGAGGCGAAGCTGGCGATCATCGACCGCTGCGCCGAACTCGCTGACCGGGTCGAACTCGGGGAAGGCGTCCACGACGGCCGGGACTGGGATGAGCTCGAACGGGATGAGGCGCTAGCAGACGAGGCGAACGAGTTCCTGTCCCTTATCGCCGAGAGCTACAAGCACCGGGACGGGTGGGCGGAACACTGGGCCTGCCCTGGCTGCGGGGTATCTTTCCGCGAGGTTCCGGTCGGGCATTCATGGGCTATCCCGATGACCGGAGGTCCGTGGACATGCAGTGATCCGGTCAAGGCCGCCCCTGTCGCTGAGCTACGTCTTTACGAGCCGATAGCGCCTGGTTCGCGACTTACCGTCTGGCAGCCGGAGGGGGCTGTGCCGTTCGGGCCGGGGCCTTACGCGGCAGGTCAGGGCTTCACGCTCAAGGGGAACGACGGTCTATGGCGCGCAATCCTGCAGTCATGGGACGAAACGCCGGAAGGGGTCACACTGGAGATGCAAGTCGAGGGGCGGTACCCCGCGACCAGCGCCCAGGCCGTTGCTACGCCTGGATGAGCTCGGTGAACGGCACCTGCAGCAGCGCCTCGTACTTGTTGTTCCGTGAGTCCGGCACTGGCCGCACGCTGACCCGGTAGGTGAGGTCTTCCCCGATACTCTGCATCTGCGACTCGACCTCGGTGTAGGGGTCGGTGATTATCGCGGGCATCGGGTACGCGGTCCGCAGCGCCGCGTTGATCGCGTCGACCATGCCGGGGAACAGCAGAGCTGTTCCGTCATCGATGCCGGCCCAGATAAGCCAGATCTCCATCTGGTGGCCGATGGTCTTCCAGCCGCTGGACGTACCGGGCCCGGTGTTCCGGGTGCTCGCGCCGAGCCTGGATTCATGTCCGTCCGCGGGCCACAGGTAGGCGGTGGGGGTGTCGCCCGGATCGGTGAACGGGTCCGGGGGTGTTATCTGGCAGGCAAGCGGCGGCGCGTTGCCGGGCATCTCGAGACCGGACAGGAGTCCTTGGACATAGGTCAGGGCAGAGGATATCGGCACCCGCGGTCACCAGCCCAGCATCGGGGACACCATCAGCGCACCCGCGGTCTGGAGGATCGCCGCGGCCTGCGGGGCCAGCGGCGGGAAGATCTGCCCCTGCGCGCTCGCCGTCCGGGTGACCTGCGTGCCCGTGGACATGTTCGTGTACCCGTACTGGCTCTTGACGTTCGCGAGGTCGTTGTTCGCCAGCATGAACTGGCACTGGGCGCAGGTGGCGCGCATGAACACGTCGATGACGCCAGGATCGACGGGCATCGTATTCGCGTCGGTGATATACACCGCGCCGATCAGTGCCCGGTCAATCACCTCGGTCGCGCGCCGCAGGGCGGTCTGCACTATCGGGACCGGCGACTGCATGTCTCCCGACCAGCCCTGGTACTGCGCGACGCTTGCGTAGCAGCCGGGCGCGGGAGTGAGCTGCGGTAGTGCGGCGACCGTGACGACCTGCGTGTAGCTCAGCGCACCTGACTGCCCCGTGGCCGCCCACACCGCCAGGTAGTCACTTGGCGTGATGCCGGGCGCCGGAACCCAGGTGTAGGCGAGCGAGGCGCCTGACGCCGGGACGATGCCGGCTGACGTGGGGCCGACGGCGGCCGCACCGCCTGAAGCCGGGGTGATCGTGATCGTTACCCCGGAGACCTGCTGCGGCTGACCGGATCCGCGGTAAGTCTCGAACATCTGGGTGAGGGTGACCTGCCCGCCCGGCAGGACGGCCTGATACAGGTCGGCACCGGGCGGGTAGGTCATTGCCTCACAGCCCTTCGGGCTTCAGCTCGGGCGGCGTTGAGCGGTCGGCCAGCTGCTGCCGGGTCATCCCCGCGGCATCGTCAGCGCCCACGGCCCCGATAGCGACGGCGTAGTCCTGCCACGCCTTCTTCGGAGCGTTATCAGCGGGGCGCTGCGGCTCACCGGCCGCGTCGGTCATCTTCGCCGGCTGCTCTTGCGAAGTGCCCTGGCCGTCAGTGCCGGTGCCGCCGAAGACAGTCGCCGGGGTGGGCGTGCCGTTCTCGCCGTTCTCGGCAGCATCGCCGTCTTCGCGGTCGATGTCGTCCTCGCCGAGGTTGTCGTGAGGGTCGCCGCTGGTCTCCCATGACTCCCTGTCGCGGCGCTCCAGCGCGCCGCTTACGTCGTACTCGTCGCCCTGCCAGGGCATGTCGTCGTCATCGACTCGGGATAGCTCGCCCTTGCGCCACTGGTCCTCGATCGCCTCGTGCAGCGGCAATGAGTGATCGATGACGGTTCCGGCCGCGGACCGCAGGCGGATATCGCCGCGGCGCTTCGCCTCGCGGCCGGAGTTGCTGTCGTCACCGGACTTGCGGGTGGTCTGCTGCTCGCGGAACTCGTCGCGTTCGTCAGTCATGGTCGCCTCCCGGTCAGACAAGGTTGGTCGGCAGAAGGATCACCGAGTACGTCACGGAGCTGCCCGAGGACCAGTCGATCCACAGGTCGCCGCCGTTGACGTTGTTCGGCTGGATGAACCTGTCCGTGCTCAGCGGCCCTATGTACTGGGTGGTGCCGGCCGCGACGGGGAACGAGGCGTCGCCGAGGCTTCCCTGGGTGAACACCGTGTTCGCCGGGTTCGGGAGGCTGGAGTTGGCCGCGCCGGACGCGGCGCCCCCGTAGCCGGATCCGCGCAGGATGCACGTGATGGCCGAGCCGCCGCCGTTGGTGACGGCCAGGATGACGTGGAACGGCCCGTAGGTCGGCGGGGTGTTCGTGGTGGAGAACGGGACTATGTTCCCGTTCGTGGCGTCAGCGGCCTGAGTGGTCGCAGCCGTGGCATTGTCGTAGCTCAGCGCGACGAGACCCGCGGCGATAGCAGTGCGTGCCATATCTGGCGTGTTCCTTTCTTCCGCAGGTTCTGGTCAGAGCCCGGCCGGGCGCTCGACGTAGGCCACGCCGATGCAGTCGGGACGGACGAGCTTCACTCCGTAGAGGTGCAAAGCCCTCACGCCGTCGGCGAAGTCGTTGATCAGGCGCATCGCCTCCGACTGGGCGATCTGCTCGGCGTAGGTCAGAGCCATCGGGTGACCGAACTGGATCCCCCACACCCCGGTGCCGCCGCCGCCCGCGACGGGCTGCGGGCAGTTGTTGGTCTTCAGGACGTTGAACGTGGAGATCTGGCCCATGAACCCGCGCTGCATAGTGCGGTTCGGGCTGCCGTCAAGGTCGATGGCCTTGATGAACCCCTCGGTCTGGGAGATCAGCGACGCGGCCCACGGCGGGGCGGTCATGTACCTGTCCTCGTCGGGAACATCGTTCTGGTCCATGATGACCTTCGCCGGCTCGAGCACCTGGACGAAGAAGTCCGCCGGGTGCCATGTGCCGGAACCGCCGAGGCTGTACGGCGCCGGGGTCAGCGGCGAGCCGGTCGAGGCGAGCACGTTGGACTGCGCCGCGCCCGTGTACTTCGATGCGATGTACTGGTCGGCGACGTCGGCGAGCCGGTAGGCACCGCGGCCTTCGAGGTAGGGCTGCATCTTCCCGGCCGCCTGGGCGCGGTCGATGTCGTTGATCGAGAAGCTGATGTACTTGGCCTGGTCGATGACCAGGGTCAGCCCGGCGTCGGCGATCTGCTCGTAGACGATCGCGTTGGAGCCTGGCACGTACGTGTTGACCACCGGGTCACCGAACTGGGTGATGTGGACCGTGTCGCCCTTTTCGGCGATGTCACCTTCGTAGTCCTTGTTGATGACCATCTCGGAGCCGTAGACGAGCTTCTTCTGGAGACTCGCGAGGATGGATGAATCCCACACCTCGGGAATGAAGTTGCGAAACGTCACTTAACGTCCCTTTCTGCGCATGGAAAAGCCCCGGAGTGCTGAATCCGGGGCTCGGGTTAAACCGCGCGGGACGTGCCGTTGCGCGGTGCTGTCTACTTGGGTGGCGGATAGCCGATATCGATCAGCAGGCCGTTCTTGATCGCCTCCTGGAGCGCCTTGGGGTCGCTCTTGGCGATGGCCTTGGCTTCCTCGACGGTCCACTGCCGGTTGCCGCCGGGATGGGTGTGCTCGCCACCGGACCGCGCCGGGGGCTTGCGCCCGCCACTGCCGTCCTTGCCGCCTGCTTCGTCCTTCGCGCCGGCCTTGTACTGCGGGCTGCTCTCGACTGCGCTCTTGATCGCCTCAGCCAGGTCGTCGCCGAACGAGTCCGACGCCGGGTCGAGCTTGCCGACCTTGGCCATGAACGACCGCGAGTCGAGCAGGGCGTCGCCGTTGGCGTCGTGCTTCCCGGCGTTGCGGAGGACGGCGAGCTCAATCTGGCTCTGCCGGATCGAGTTGTCCCGCTGGCTGATCTCGGCCTGCGCCTTCTCCTGCGCGGCCTTCAGCTCGGCGGCCAGCTTCTCCGGGTCGGGCGGCTCGTCGCCGGACTTGAGTCCGAGCGCGACCGCCAGGGCGTCCATCTGCTTGGCCCGGTCGGCTTTGTCGGAGTCGACGGCTTCCTGGAGCTTGGCCTGCGCGGCCTTGACGGACGCAAGTTCCTTCTCTGCCGCCTGCCGCTTACCGCGCTCGGCCTTGAAGTCGTCGCGGATCGCGGCGATGGTACGGCCGGTCTTGTCCTCGTCGTCGCTTCCGGTGAACTGACCCCGGTCGTTGCGGCCAGATCCGGCATCGTCACGGCCGCCAGAGCCGTTCCCGCCTTCGCTGCCACTGTCGTTCTGGCTAGCGTTACCGCTTCCGGTCTCGCCCTGGCCTTCCGTGTTTCCGCTGTCGTTCCCGCCGTCTTCGCCGGACCCGCCGGCGATCAGGTAGAACGGGCGGCCGTTCTTCAGGTAGCCGAGCAGCGCGCCAGGCGCGTCCGGCAGGTTGTGCGTGTGCATGATTGCCCTCCAGAGGGCGTTGGTGCACCGGACCAGTCCGGCGCGTGAAACCCCCGCGTCTAGCGCGGGGTGGCTTAATATGGGCCCGCTGATTGCGTCGAAGCCGTATCGGCGGGACGGCATGCGTTGCTGGTGCAGGCCTTAAATGAAGGCGATGAACTATCCGCCGGGCCGGGGGTTCGACTCCCCTTGCGCAGTCAGCTGTTCAGCGGCACGAGATCATGACGGCAGTGCGGATGGCCCAGTCCGCCGCCGAGTGCGTCGTCCACGGTGCCGTCTACCTGACCGCTGGAGGCCGTGCCGCTGATGGACAGGACTGCGCCGACCCACGGAGCACACATCTGGCAGGAGCCGGCCGACGGGCCGACGACGATAACCAGATCCGAGCCTGCCGCGGTGTAGGTGCCGAGCTGGACGCCGATGTGCAGGCTGCCCGCGGCGGCCATGACCGCCGCTCGGGCGTACGTGCCCAGATGCCAGCTCCGCCCGGCTGTATCGGTGTAGCCGGTCAGTCCGTTCTTAGTAATCGCAGCGAGCAGGGAGCGCAGCCAGGATGACTGAGCGGCACCGGGAATACGCCGGGGACTGCCGCCTTCCTCGCCCTCGTCGTGTTCTTGCGCGGCGCTCTGGGCGTTCTGGAGCGCCAGCAGTGAGGACCCTAGTGCCACGCCGCCGGCAGTCTCCAGCCGCGACAGCATCGCAGCCCAGCTGGCGATCAGCGCAGCGGGTTCCCCCGTGCGAGCGTGCGTGATCCCGGCTGCGGCGAGCGATACCCGTGACGAGTCCGCGGCGTCCGCCTGGATCGTGCGGCTAGCCTGCTCGAGCTCGTGGCGCGCCTTGGCCTCGGCCGCGGCGATGATGACCGCGCCGGTTCGTTTCAGGCGTCTACGGGCGACCGCTGCGGGCATGTAGCCTTCGATAACCCGCGCGGCGAGGTAGGCCGTCAGTGTCGCAAGGTGCCGTTCTGCCGCACCATAGATGAGTGTGGCCGACGCTGCCGCCGCCTTGGCCTGATCAACGCGCCGGTCGCCGCCAGTGCGAGGTGACGCAGTGAACGGCACCGCCTCAGGTCACTTCTTCCTGGCGCGCTTCTTAGGCGCGGGCGCCTTCTTGGGTGCGGCAGCCGCCTTGCCGGCCGGACTCCACGGATCATCGACCTTGGCCCGGTCTCGCACACTGCCGTTCAGTGCGCCGGAAGTGCGCGGGGGAACCTTCGCCGCCGGGGTCTTCGCCGGGCGCCCGGCTGCCGGTACCCGCTTGACCTTGGGCGCCTTCTCCTTCGCCATATCAGCCGTTCAGGCCGGTGTACGGCCCGAGGATGCACGCCGGGACAGGCGGAACGCTACCGGCTTGGGCCGACGCGGAACGCTGCGCGGGCGGGTTCGGGTTCGTGCCCACCGTCTGCTGTACCTGCGGCATCGGCTTGCTCGTGTCCGGGTGGAAGTTGGACTGCCGCTGGCCGCGGTCGGCCGGCCCCCGGGTCTTCATCGCTTCTGCTCCTTCGGCTTGACCTCGTGAGCGCCGGTACGGTGCAGCGGCGGCGGACCCGAAGGGGTCGTGACGGGCTTACCGGTGACCGGCAGCGCGGCGGGACCGGTCACGGCGTGGGTCGGTTCGCGGGAAGGCAGGATCGCCGTGGACGCGGGCTTGGTGGAGCTTGGCGCACCGGGGACGCTGCGCTGCCCGCTCTGCGGTGCCGGAACCGGAGACGACGGCATCTTAGTCATGATCACTTGCCCTTCTTGGCTGCGGTCTTGCGGCCCTTGGCGAGCATGCCCGTAGCCATGTTCGCCTGCTTCTGGGCGAGCGGCCCGTGCTTGCCGGCTTTGGCTTCGGCCATCTTCGCGGCGGGGATCGGCTGGTCTTTCGGCACACCGAGGGACTCGTGCAGGCCGCCCGGCTTCATCTTCACCGGTGCTCTGCCGCCCGATCCCTTCATGATTGTTTTCTTCCTCGCCGCCACGCGTGGCCTCCTAGTCGCTGTTGCCCTGAGCTTCGCTTTCCGCAGCCTGTTCAGCCTGCGCGGTCGCTGTAGCCGCCCCGATCGCGTCCGGGATCTCCCCGAGTTCCTGCGCCAGCGACTCGCCCGGCTGGCCGCCGAGCGCGACCCGGGCCCGGCCCAGCATGTCGATGCTGATCTCGTCGTAGATCCGCTGGACTTCCTCGGCAACCTGCTCCGGTTTCCAGTCCGGGTGCATGGTCGAGACCGCCGTCTCGACCGATGCCGCCTCGGCGCCGCGCATCGCCGCCACGGTCTGCGCGAGCTCAAGCTGGTTCGGCAGCACCGCGTCGGGCCACTCGATCTCGGGCCGTACCGGCGCGATCCCGGAACTGAACACGGTCGCGTCGATTGCCATCAGGCCGTAGATGATGTCAGCGAGACCCGGCCGCCAGTAGTTGATTTTCTTGCCGCGCGTCGTGAGGCTTTTGCGCTCGCGGGCTACGACCTCGGTAGCGGTCTGCGCGATGTCGCCCTGCAACCCGAGCGTCTGGCCGCTGTAGCCCGACTGGGTGATGATCGTCTCGATCAGGTTCTGGCACGTCTGCTGATGGGCCTGCCACCTGATGTCGAACTGCTGCGGGAGAATCTGGTCCTTCACCGCAGCCTCGCCGGTCACCAGCCCGCTGATCGGGACCAGGACTTCTTTCTCGAGGTCCAGGAACGCGCCCTGGCCGCGGCCGAGGGACTGCAGATTAGACGGCGGCACGATGAGCCGTGCCTTGCCCAGCCTGATGTCCCGCATCCACGAGCTCAGCGTCTCGTCCAGAGCATCCATCAGGCCCTCGACGCCGCTGAAGTCCGACCGGCCGAGCGCCTCGCCCTGCGGGCCGATGCTGCGCCAGATCCGGTTCGGCAGCAGGTTGGGCACGTACACGACAGTGGACGCGTCGCCCGGGGCGTCGGGGAACGTGATCGCATTGCCCTGCGTCAGTGCGCTCGCGAACGGCCGGGTCTCCTCGAAGTCCGTCAGCGACATCGGGATTCCCAGATCTTTCTGGGTGCCCTTGTAGACGCCGTGGAGGATCGCGCCCTGCCCGACGAGATGCTTCTCCAGATGCCGGACAACTACCTTGCCCTCGTCCCGGATGACGCTCCAGAACGTGACAGCCGTCAGCCTGCCGTACCGGAACTCGGGAACGGCGCAGTCCGCGGGGACTTTGTCGATCCACGGCCGGTCCGCGACGTCGGTGTCCCACACGACACGCAGGTACACCCCGCCGAGAGCGGCGGCATACTCGGCGGCTTCCATGAGCCGGGCGTGGGCGCCGTCATCGATCAGGCCGCCGAGGTAATCCTGGGTGGCGGTGTCGCTCTCGTATTTCAGGGTGGGAGGCTGAGCGAACAGCAGACTCGCCGACGTGGAGGCGATATCCCCGGCGAGGGGGACGTGGTAGTTGGTGCGGCGCTCACCTTCGGGCGGGACGTTGCCGGCGAACCAGCGCCGGATCACGCCGAGCAGGCCCGTGCGGTGACGTCCCGCGCCGTAACTGCCCGCCTCGCCGGTCGTCGCCGACCAGGCGCGGGCGGCCGGGGAGTTCCCGCCGTTTTCGTAGCCGTAGACCGCCGCGAGCTCGTCGGGTGACCCTGAGAGCCACGCGGACCAGATCATGTGATCGCGGGCGACGGGACTGAACCGCAGCGGCGGCCACGGCATATCACCGCCGGACGGCAGCTGGCCGTTGAAGGCGTCCACGGCCTCAAGCTCGCCCTCGAACGGGAGGATGAGGTCAGAGATCGCCATGGAGGCTGTCGCCTCCAGTTCGGGTCAGGCTGCTCGCGGAGCTCCGAGGGGGATCTGCTGGCGCCACACCGAACGGGTCGAGAAAATCCCGTAGCGCAGCGCATCGACGCCGTGGTCGGCTACCTTGATCGGCTTGTCCTCGCCGAGCTTTGCCGCCTTGTCGTCCCACGCGTAGGCCGGAAGTTCCGCGAGCAGTTCCGGGCAGTCCCGGCTTACGCGCAGCTTCCCGGCGGTCATCAGGCTCGAGACGGTACGGATGCCGTCGAGCACCTCGTTGTTCGCCGCGGCGGTGACCATGCCGTCTTGCTGAAGCTGCACCCGGAATGACGCCGCCGACGGGTCGACCACGACGTAGTGCGGGCGAACACCCCTCATGAACGAACCGTCGGCCTGACGAGACGCCGGGATCTTCACCTGGTCAATCCAGGAACGGACGCGCTCGGAGTACTCCGCGTCGGTCAGCTGGCGCCGTTGCCGCCGCGCGTCATAGCGGTACTCATCCACCACGTACATGCGGGCGTCCGCGCCGATGCCGATCATGAGCGCGTGCAGGGGATTCGACGTGCCGTAGTCGATTGAGCAGCACATCCACATCGTGATCGGCGGCATGATGTCCGCGATCATCGTGTCCGGATCCCACATGTCGAAGATCGCGCCCTCGGCAGCGATCCACAGGCCCTCGATGAACCGTTTCCGCCACAGGCCGGTGAACTCGGCCGACAGCGCCGAGACGTAGGCGCTGGACAGGTGCGGGTTATCGGCGAGGCGGAATGAGAACCGGGCCAGGTCGAGCTTTGTCTCGTCCTGCGAGCGGAGCACGTTTCCGGCGTGATCCAGCCACAGCGAAGCGCGGTCCAGGTAGTCGACCATCAGCCAGTGAGCCGGTGAGTCCGGGTTGGACGTGCCGAACGCCTTGGCGTCGTCCTCGCTGAGCCGCGACGTCAGCATCCGCCAGAACGACTCCGGCCACGTAGAGATCTCGTCGCCGTACGCACCCGCGAGGGTGAGCCCGCGGATCTTCTCCTGGCTCAGCTCGTTGTTCGCCCCGGCCGTGTAGATCCGGCGCCCGAGCAGCCACAGCTCCCCGGAGCCCTCGACGTAACGGCAGCGGGATTTCCCCAGCATTTCCGTCAGCGGGTCGATGATGTTCCGCTTCAGCGTCCGCTCGGTCTTCCCTGTCATCAGGAGGTTCCCCGGCGGACCGTGGCGGACGAACTTAAGCCACGCGATGAGGCTGCTGATTGTCTTGGACGAGCGGACCGAGCCTTCCCACAGGTTGATCCGGGCATCCGCGAGGCGGACCGATTCGAGCTGCTTGCCGACGAGAGGGGCGACCTTCACGGGTCGCCTAGTGACCCTCGCCGGACGTCAGCGAGTCGAGCCACTGGTCAACCGAGCTCGCGTCACCGGTATCGTCCGCGTCGTGCTTGTCGGCCGCCATGTGCTTGTCGAAGGCAATGGCCGCCGACGTAATCAGGGTCCGCTTGGCGTCGACCGGCGGCTCAGGAAACTCGTGCTCCTCGTACGTGTTGTCCTTGCCGCCGAAGTTAAAGGCGACGTGCGGCTGGTGAAGCTGATCAAGGAGCTTGTTTGTCTCGTCCAGGAACCGGCGTGACGTCGCGGCACGAACCGACCGGGCATCGGCGACGGAAGCCTCCGTAGCGCTTTTTGTCTTTGACCGGTCAAACGGGTCGGTGATTGCCTCGGCCTTGGCGATGTTCGTGACAGAGCCGGGCGAGACGCCGTGATCGCGTGCGATCTGGTTGCGGGACTTACGTCCGGCCTGTATGTCGGCGAGGATGGCGCTGCGCTTGCGGGCGCTGAGTGCCTGCGGCATGGGTGGTCCTCGTCGTGCAGGCAGCCGCCAGGACTGCACTGGGGAGAGCGCTCCAGGCGCTCCGGGGTCAGCTACCTAACCGGAATACCGGTATACTCTTATCCATGGCCAAGCCGAAGACGCCGGAAGGCAAACGCGTTACCGTCTGCACGAAGTTCAGCGAGGCCGAGGCCGAGGCGATCGACGTGGCCCGCGGGATGGCGACACGCTCGCAGTGGCTCCGCTCGGCCGCTCTCGCTGCTGCCGAGCGCCGGAGTCCGGCGATTCACCTCAACCCGCCGGTCCATGCACTCAGGCAGGTCCGCGCCGCCGAGCAGGGCGAGTGCCCGCACCCGAAGGCCAGGATCAACAAGGGGCTGTGCGGTGCATGCGGGACCAATGTGGGGACTACGAAAGCAGGGGGCAACTGATGGCGCGATCGGCATGGGATCAGGCGAGACGCGATCTCTACCTAGCGCAGAGGGCCATGGGGGACGCAAGTGCCGCACGCCGGGGAATGCTGGTGCAGCGTCTCGCCCGGCGTGACCTCACCCGCGTGTTCTTCCGGGTGCTGAGGAACTTCGGGAAGTGACGATGCCACGGCGGCTCAAGCGTGCGCTGTACCGGCTGTTCTGGCGCTTCCCGGCCGAACTGTGCCTGTGGTGCGGGGCTGACGTGGAGATGGACGCGCCGCTGAGGATGTCGCGGGGTGAGGTGTGGGCGCAGCACGGAGAGCGGCACGCCGAGCAGCTAGCGGCGGAACTCGTTGCCGGGCGCGGCCGGGCATGACCCGATCACCAGAACGAGCAGCGGGTGGGCTCGTCCTGCGTGATCTCGGTGCGGTACGGGCTTGGCGTCGGGTCCGGATCGAAGTAAGGCCAGCCGTCCCGTACCACGATCCGGCCGCCGATAGCGGGCGGGAGCGCGCAGGTGCAGCCTTCCCCGTGACGCTCAAAGTCGTCGCAGTAGGTGTACGGGCCGTCCTGGTAAATCTGCCCGCGCATCTGGCTCACGGTCGCATCCGTTCAGCCGGGGTGCACTCGGCCTTGATCAGGTCGGCGATGCGCCCGCCGAGGCCGGCTCTCTGTGCGTACGGCCACGAGCGGGACGGGTCGGTGAGGCTGCCCTCCACGACGACCTTGATCTCGAGGAAGAACACGTCGTCGCCGTCTCTGGCCTGATGCACGTCGTGGACGATCAACGTCTTGCTGGCAACGTGGACGCGGTCGGGCTCAGCGATTTCGCTCATGCGGGCTTCCCGTCGCGTACCAGCAGGTCAAGCTGCCCCTGAGGCCCGAACGCGTCCCGTGCGCCCGTCCGCAGGGCGTCGATCAGCTCCTGGACGTCACCCCAGCACCCGAAGTGCTGCCACGCCCGGACTGTCCAGGGGCCGCCGGCAGCGGGAACGGCGCCGAGGTCGATCTCCGTGGACACCAGGAGCTGCATGCCCCCGCCCGTCCCTGACCGGACCTCCAGGTGGGCGGTGTCGCCGGGCTTGGGGTCAATGTGGGTGACGGTCACGGGGCGTCGTCCGGGGAGCGGAACGGGATCTCGCGCCAGGGCTCGGGGCTGTCGTCGTCGGGCTCGCAGATGCACTCGCGGAGCTGTTCGAGGCAGCGAGGGCAGGTGCGGGGCGTCAAGTTCCGACCTGGATTTCGGTGTCGTGGCCGTCATCGCCGGTCCAGGTGAACTCGGCGACGGGCCGGTGCATGCGGCAGCCGCAGCAGTAAGTGGAACCGTAGAACTGCGGGTCGCGGGCGTAGGTCTCGCACAGCGGGAGGCCCATCGTGGTGACAGTGCCGCACGTCTTGTGGATGTAGGCGCGGTACAGCGGCCGGACGAAGCCCTTGGCGCGTTCCTCGGCCGACAGCACGAGGTAGGCGTCGTTCTGGGGGGCCGGAGCGGCGTCGCTGCCGTGGCCGAGGCGGGGGTCGGACGGATCTGCGGTAAGGCTCATCAGCCCTCCACGCGCTCCGGCCAATGCCACGAGCCGCCCTTGCGCTCGCCGGCCAGGTCGTCGTCATCGAAGACGACGCCCCGGTTGAGGAACAGGCCAGTGGGGTTGAGGACGCACAGGCCGACGGTGTGATCGTCCTCGACTTCGGTCACGATCGCGGCGCGGCATTCCTTGCCGTACTCGCCGCCGGGGGTGCCGTGGCTGGTGTAGTGCACCGTACGGCCGACAGAGGGCTTCACGCGGCGTGCTCCTTCGGGTCTTGGGCGATTGCGGGCCATCAGGCAGCCTCTTCAAGTACCGGGACGGAACTCCTGAGCTGCCGCGGGTCGATACCGGACGCCCGGATCCCGGCTTCGCGGGCCTGCTGCTCTGCCGCCCGGACTGCCTGCCGCGAGTGCAGCGGGTAGCCGTGCTCATCGAGGCCCTGCGGGACGAGGTAGCCGAGCATGCGCCAGCGGCGGATCGTGGGGGGCTTGACGCCGGCCAGCCTCGCGGACTCGCGGGTGGTGAGATAGCCGTCTCCGCGAGTGGGGCGCATGGACACCGCCCCGGAAATGCAAGACGCCCCGGGCGCGTGAGCGCTCCAGGGCATGGCTGTTACAGGTGATTCACATGTTAGGGGGTCGCGATGATCCAGGCAAGTCACGCCGCGGCGCGGCGGCGGGGATGTTCTCCCTGCTCGCATGCGCAGTGGGCCCAGCAGCATTCAGCGTGCCGGGCAACGCGCTTCTCTTCGGTCTCGGCAGATTCGGCGAGCTGGCAGCGACGGCACTTCTGGATCGCGCTGCGGGCCCACGAAACGTAGGTGTCGGCCCACTGCGCGAACGTCTCCCGGTCCATCTCGTCCCCGCATTCGGGGCAGCGGGAATGGTTGGCGGGCAGAGACGGGTCGGACGGAGGTTCGGCACGCTCCAGCGTCATCGCCTCGCACGCGCGGCACGGGATACCGTCAAAGGTTTCCGGCTTGGCCTTAGTCTCGCCGAGAATCCGCCGGGCATCCCAGTGCAGGCCGAGGATCTCGTTTCCGGCTTCGCCGCCGTCGAGCTCGTCCATGACGGTGACCCAGCCGTCGCCCTGGCGGACGATCTCCCGGTCCCCGATCAGCTCGAGGAGGTGCGCGGGGATCACATCGGCCTTGCCTGCGGTTTTTCCCGGCGCGGGCTCGTGGGCGCAGGCGGCGACGGGGCCGGTCACCTTCCCGGCCAGCCACCACCGGGTCCGGCCGCGGACATGGCGCCGCTCATCGCCGGTGCCGGTGGTGATGCGCAGCCCGCAGTGACGGCAGGTGGCCTCCGGGGGTTCTTCCGCGGCGGGCGGGAACATGTAGGTCCGCGCCGTCCAGCCGTCTTGCAGCGCCAGCAGCGGGTCCGGATGTGCCGCGAGGACATCGCACGCTTCGGCGATGCCTTCGCGGGTGTCGGGCAGATGCTCCGGCGGCGAAAGCTCGAGGCCGGGGACGGAGCGGACGCGGGCGGCCCAGCCGGCCAGGACCGCGGACATGGAGCGCATCTGGGCGTCGATGTCTGCGCGGATGAGCACCGAGGGGCCGAACGGGACGCGGACCGCGTGGTCCGTGCGCTTAACCGGGTTGCCGATCTCGTCCTGTAGCCGCTCGTAAGCGGAAGTCAGTTCGCGGAGGCATCCTATGATCCGGTCCTGGCATGGCTGGCAGAACGCCCGCGGGGTGCGGGCAGGTTCCCGTCGCGTGGTGCCGTCATCCTGGACGGCCATGCGGGCGCCGTCGCACAGCTCGGGCGGCTGCCGGGAACAGGGCTGGCCTGCTTTCTCCTGGCCGCCGGGATCGGAGTAGCCAGGACCGCGCAAAACTGCTTTCCCCCTGCTCATGCGGCAATTGTGCGTTACCGGGGCTAGTGGTGCAAACACCGGAACCGGGGATCACGCCGCGAGCCGCATCTGCGCCGGGTCGCGGTCCTTGCTGCCGTCCTGCTCCTGGGTGACGGAGTTGTCAGGCAGGTCGTCACCCGCCAGGAAGCGGAGCGCTACGGGGAGTACGAGGAAGACGCAGGCAAGGATGATCCACAGCAGCACAGAGATACCGATCGGGCCGGATACGGACAGGTCAGACGGCCGAACGGCCACGCTGTCTAGCTTAGTGGGAGTCTGCCCGCCGATCTCCCGTGGCCCCGGCACATTACCCGCCAAACACCAGTCCAGGGCTCCCCTACTCCGATTACGGCGTCCAGTCTGGTACGTCGAACATGCCGTTGTCGTGCATGTCCGCGAGAGCCGCTTCTACCGAGTCGTCGTCCATGCCCTGATCGCGTAGCTGGTCGCGTACCTCGGCCTCGAGGATCTCGTCATGTATCGCTGCCATCCTGAACCTCCATGTCGCTGGTGATGGCCGATGCGTTGTCGAACTCAGCCTGCAACAACCCGGCCATCATCGCAGCCGGCTTCTCCAGGAAGTAGGCAGCGGCGAGGATCGAGGCATCCGGGTTCTCATAGTCCCCGGCCAGCGTGATCGTCCCGGCTGCATGCTCGGTCCTGATCCACGCCGCGATCTGGCTGGTGAGCTGCGGGAGGCGGGCTACCGCGGATGACAGTTCCCGGATGACCCGGTCGGCGTCGGACGGCTCGCCGAGCGCCTCATGGTGGCGGGTCAGGTGGTTGAGAACCTTGACCGCCTCGGCGATGGCCTCGGCCACTTCCAGGACGTACAGCGGGTCACAGGGGCCTTCGGTGGTGAGGGTGACGCTGTAGCTCATGGGTCTTCTCCTTCGTGCGTTCAGGATGCCCGTGGCGGGAGACGGCCCGCCAGCCGTTCCGCGGCGATGAACTCGGCGGCGACCCCTGGAGCGCGGATGACCTTGAGACCGTGGAAGGTGGCTATCTCGTCCGGGTGGGTGGCAGTGACGGCGTTCCAGCAGATGGCCGGGACACCGGAGGCCTCGATCGCATCAGCGAGGGAGGCGAAGGGCCGCGGGGTCTCGCCGCCGCGGTGCAGTTCGTAGATCACGGGGCTAGTCCGCCGGTCCTGCGGCGGCGATGGCAGCCGCCCACAGCCAGGCGACGTGGAATGCCTGGTCGAGCAGTGCGGCGCCCGTGCCGAGGCACGGATTGTCGTCGCGGCCGGGCCGGGGAGCGCCGAGACGGTAGAACTCGCCCTTGCCGGGACTTACCGTGGCGTCGAGCCGGCCGGCGAGCGCCGCGAGCGTAGTGCGGCGGTCGGCCCAGTAGTGACTGGCCGCGTCAGCGGCGAGGGCCGCCGACGCGCGGCGCCAGGAGATACGCCGGCCAGACGCGTGCAGGACGCCGAGCGAGAGCGCCTTGCACGCGGTCATCGTCGCGACGTGCCTTCCGCATGCCATCCGGCCGGATCGGCCGGGAGCTCCCTTGCCTGCTGCCTGCCGGGCGGTCTGCACCCAGTAGTCGCCGACATTATGGGCGGCGAAGAGGGCGGCGAAAATGTCGCCGGGAGTTGCGCGGGTGCTCATGGTGCTCCTGTCGCGGTGTGCGGAGAGTTCACGACGGTTCTGGCTTCACGTTGACGAGACGGGTTCCAGTCGGCGCATCGATCGACAGCATCGCGCTGTAGCCGGGAGTAGCCGGGTCCATCGCCGGGGCCTGCGTTATGGTGATCGGCCAGGGCGGAAGCGGATTGTCTTCGATGACCTGACCGACACCGACCTGCCAGCAGCCGTCATCGTCGTACCAGCAGTGAATGCGCATCTGCTCAGCCTCGCCGGGCGGTGCGAGATCGCCCTGCCAGTGGTCGGCGTTGAACTCGCGGGCACCTTCGCAGCCGCTGACCTCAACCAGGTCGTCGCTTGCTCCGTAGATGGTGATCATGGTGTTGCTCCTGTTCGTTGAGACGGGGGGGCTGTGTCAGCCTTGCGCGACGTGAAGGTGGCGGGGCATCTCGCGGCGGATCCGGGCGGCGGTGCGCTCACTGACGCCGCTCTGGCGGACGAGGTCGACGTTGGAGATACGCGGGTCGGCGCGCAGCAGGCGTTCGGCTTCGGCGCGCTTTTCGGAGGGGGTCGACAGCGCCTTCTGGCGTTTCGCAGCGGGGATCTTCGGCTTGCTGTTTGGCAGGCTGGCCGGGACCGTTTTGGCAGGCGCGGACGGCGCTGTTTTGGCAGGGGGGCAGGATGTCGTTTTGGCAGTCGCGGCGGGCACCGGGATGGCAGTCTGCACCGGGGACAATTGGCGTGCCGCTGGCGGCTCGACGGAGACGGCTTCACGGGCTTTCGGCAGGAAGGCCACAGGGCGAACTGGCGGCGCCGCGAACACGGAATGCCAGCTGCGGTAAGCCGCCACAGCCGCGGCCGCCTGCACGTCGAGCAGCAGCGTGGCCGCCGGTTCGGCGGTACCGGGGAGGACCATCGGCCACGGCAGCCAGACGGGCGAAGGGGTCACCGGTTCGAGGCGGGCGCGGCCATGACGGCGGCCGAGCGTGAACGCGCCAGGGCGGATCCGCACCCGCGCATTCCCGTCCGCGTCGAGGCTAGCTATGGCACCTCGCAGGGCGATGCGGCGGAAGGCCTGCGCGCGGCGCTCGGCAGCTCGTTTGAGCCGTGCCGCCGCGCGGTCAGCGCGGGTCCGCCGCGGGCCCAGGTTGACGATCTGGTGGGCGACCAGCCCGGCTGCCGAGATGATCGCCATCACCGCGCCGACCGTCACGCCGTGGGGGTGGCCGGGGATGACCGTGATGCCGTGCAGGAAGTTAAGTCCGGCGCCGATCGCGGCGAACACCAGCGCGCCGAGCATGAAGTGCCACACCGGGCGCTCCGGGTGATGCCGCGCCGTCCACGTCGCCGTCGCCTCGAACGCCCACATGCCGCCCTCGCTGAACGCGGGGAGCGCGTAGCCGACCACGCCGAACAGGTCGTGGCCGTAGGCGGCCATCGCCGACCAGGCCAGCGTGCCGGGCACGAGGATCACAGGGACGAACAGCAGGTCGGTCACGTGGGAGCGCAGCCACGCCGTCCGAGCTGCCCAGCGTGCGGCACGCTGCCTGCGGGCTGCTTTCGCGTCCGCGGCCCGCGCCAGGTCCCGCTCGCGCTTCAGCCGGGCCCGCGCCTCCGACGCAGCAACGCTAGCGTGCATCGCCGCTGCGGCGTCGTCGCGGGCGATCTGCGCTTCGTGCTCCCGGTCGCGGCGGCGCTCCTCGCGCCAGCTCGTCGGCTGCATGGTCGTCATCGTGCCCTTCGGCGTAGATCTTCTGGGTCGAATGCGCGAGGTGTCCCGTCAGCCGCACAGGGGAAGCGCACGGCTGACGGGACTTGGGGTTAAGCCGCGAACTCCAGCTCCAGCGCCTCCCGCTGGTTCGGGCCGAGACCCTTGACGCGGCGGGTGTCCGCGATACCGAGCC